GTATGTTCTCATGATAAACGACGAGGGTTTACCTTTTTATTTAGTTATCTACGAGAATGAGATTGAATGTTGAACTGATTTGAGTTCCAGCACCATTGAATGCCTGAACTTCAATGTCTACTTTCTGGTTAAACTTTAGTGGAATAGAATAGTTCTTTACATGGAAACCACCCGATACTGACATAGTATCTGATGTTGTCATCACAAATCCATTGACTGGCAATCTGGTTCTCAAGAAAGCAGATGTTGATGTATTGTAATCTGCTGCTCCAATAGTCCACTGTGTTAGATATGCTGTCTTACCAGCAGGCACTGTATACAAAGATAGCATAGTTTGACCAAAACCAATATAGTTAGTTCCAGTTCCATCACCACCAATTTGTGCTAGGACTGTGCCTCCTCCTGATGCTGCGGTGCTGATAACAACATCACCTCTATTGTATCCATCAGAACCAGCTTCAGTAATAAATGCTCTGTAAACTCTCAAGAATGTTTGTATAGAAGCAGCATCATTAACTGTAACTTCTTCCTCAACCAAATTGTAATTAATATCCAATCCTTTGATTGTTATTTTTCTAGCTCCAGTTCCAGTCAATCCATCAGCAGCATTAGCAGAATAAACATAAACTGCTGTAGCAGATGTTAGATATTCGTAGATACCACCACGATCCCAAATAGTTTCAATACTTGTAGCGACACTTGGATTTCTACCGAACTTTTCAATAGAGGAATAACCTTCTAATTGTCCAGCAGCAATCGGGATGTTAGCAGCGGATCCATAACTATTCAGTGGGTTGCCGTCTTGGTCGGCAAGCATCACTACCTCAAAATTTGTTGTGTCCTGAACCCTATAAGATTGGGTTGATTTATTCCACTGTGCCATTAGATTTCTACTGGATCGTTATTTACGTCGTGGCGCTGATATGGCGCTGGTGTTCTAATAGTATTGTCATAGTTCCTAGCTTGGAATGTGCCAGGAGTTCTTACAGCATTTAGATAGTCATGAGCGACATAATCGCCATTCCAATCTTGATAAGTCACAGTGCTCCAACCCTCAGTGCCAGAAAACTGATTTACAGTTGTACTAGCAGGTTGAGGGGATACGATAGTATTATTATAGTCGTATCTAACGTATGCCATTTAGATTACACCTCTGACTTATTTATCGTTTGCCACCACCCATCTGTTTCAGCATCTTTTGAAGTTCTGCAGTGCTACCGACAAACATAGCGTTGTTTGTAACCTTGGTTGGACCTTTCTTTTCTTCGTCAAGATCCTTCATCTTCTTATGTAGGTCTTGGAGTTTCTCAGTCATGTCTGCAACGTGCTTCATTGCCGCTACAGCGACCTCGTATGCTCTAGGGTGCCCTGATTCTTGAGCGACCTCTAAGGCGCCGTTAACCGCCTCCTGGCCCTTGTCTATGAGTGAGTATAACTCACTCCTGGTATATTCATAATCCTTCTCACGATCGTCCTTATCTATCTCTGGTGGTTTTGGTTTTGTTGGTTTACTTTCCTCAACTGGTTCAACACTAATATTGAGGATATCTTCCATATTTTCTTCTAGTTTCATAAGTATTTAATCCCTTCATTAAATCCAAAATCATCATCTGCTGTTAAGATTGCGTCATCTTGTGCGTCAATATCTCCATCACCATCAAGATCAGTAACTGCTTTTGGTGTATAAGTTCTTTCAATTGTTCTTCTATTGACGTTAAGATCGCCAATTGTTTCATAAACAATTGCTTTTTTAATAATATCAGATTGACTGTAAGGTCCGTAGAAATAAGTTTTAGCAGTAAAGTTTAAAGTGTATACAATATATCTTCTTTGTAAAAAACTATCGTCCCATTCATCTTCATAGTTGATATTGTTTAATACAATTGCAACATCTCTTTTTTCATCCATGTCTGGAATCATATTAAGAGTAACAGAAAAAGAAGGTTGGAAATATGGTAAAATTTGTTCTATAATTTGTAAAGCATCATCTTGTGACTTTCCAATAATACCAAGTTCAAAACTCATATTATAAGGGACAGGAACATATTGAACCTTGACTTCATTACCATTGTCATCAATGATTGATTTATATTTTTGAATTGGTGAAGTTTTACGAACTGAATCGTAATCAATCCCTGTCATCTCAAAATATAAACGTGGCAAAGTAATTGCAACTTTTCTGCCAACATCTGGATTTTGTTCTAGTCTAGTAAGAAACTTTTGCTTTGGACCATATGCCAAAGGAACTTTTTCTTCTTCTAAAACTTCACCAGTTTGTGGATCTTTTTTCTTTAAAGTAATATTATTGAAGAGAGTGCCAAAAGCAATAATATTTTTGCGAGTAATTTCGTTATAAAAATGTGATCCTAACATTAGATACTACCTGTAAAATTTCCAAACTCACCAAATGGATTTACTTCAGTCCAATCAATTATATTGTCAGCAGAATCTTCAATTTCTCTATTTTGATCGTATTCGCTGTTAGTATTATTTAGAGTATCAAATGTACCAACAACCCAAACAGCACCATTATCGTTGCCAGTTATTGCTTCTCCTGTAGTAAAGGTTCCTGTTCTATTAATAACTTGTAAGATGTTCGTTGTCTCATCCCAAGACTTAACTTCTGCAGTGACGCCCGTCGTCGTCCCCGTAATTGTTTCCCCAATTGTATAGCTTCCAGTCCCACCCACAGAAAGAGTGAGAGCAATAGCACTGCTAAACAAGGTTTCAATTTCGTCAATCTCGGCAACACCAGTTGAAATGTCATCGCTACCTACCTCATAAATTTCTGCAGTCATCGTATAGAATTGAATCTTACCAAACTGATAAAAAGGACTTTCCCTCTCTACAAATTTTATTTCATACAAATCTTGAGTTAATGGAAAATAAAGTAAGTCTCCTTCATTTGGTCTACCATTTACTGTGAGATTATATGATGCAGATTCTTCATCCCATCTCCTTGTAGAGACTCTAAATTTAACTTCGTCAGTAATAC